CCGTTTCTGTCAAGTTGGTCAACAAAAGCGTCTACTTGATAATCAGCAGGATTTGTTAATCCTTCGTTATCAGACATGTTGTTGATACCATTTTGCCATCTTTCAAATGCATTTCTCAATTTAAAGTCTGTGTCATTTATTACAGTAATTGACCAGTCAGCAATTACTCTATCTCCAGCAATTTTAATATCCCTACCACGAAATGGTACAGATATACTACCGATAGTCATATCAGGTAAAGTTGTTGCCGAACATAAAAATGCTAATGTTTCTATTTCACCACCTACTTGAGCGTAACCAGGAAAAGGCATTGTTACCTTAAACTGATTAGGTCTAGCGCCTCCGCCTGATAGTTTCGCTTTAAAATCTGTTATACTTGCCATTTTTTAAATCTCCCTTATCCTGCGACTTCTTCAAATGCTACACCTGTTCTAGTTGCAACAAACTGAAGTTTTATGAAGTTAATTGAACGATTAGGTTTGACAAATATTTCTGCCACAAATTCGTTTCTATCAACAACATCGCCAGTGTTATTTGTATTATCACAAACTACTAAAAAGTCTGTAATACCCCTACGCCCTTGTACTTCTCTTAGAAACGGTTCAACGATTGCTCTAAAGTTAGCCCTTGTAAATTCATCATTAAACTCAAAGAGTTGGAATTTAGAAGCAGTTGAAATCGCTTTTTCTAATGTAATGAATAATCTTCTTACATTAATTCTATCAAAAGCACTTGGTGATGATAATGCTGTTTTATCTCCAAACAGAACAGTTCCTTGTCCTGGGAAAGTACAAACAGGATTAACTCGTTTCATGTATAACTCATCTCTTTGTGATTTAGTTGGGTTAAACGCAAGTTTAACAGCACCTCTTACAACACCTCTGTTAAATCCAGCAGGTGAGAACCAAGAATCTGCTACTAAGTCTGTTCTTGCAGATAGACCAGCCATATCTCCGTTCAAAGGAACGAATCTATAAACATCACTATATTTGTCATACATATATTTGTATCCACTATCAAACACAGCATAAGATGATGAACCTCTAGAAGAATAAAAATCTAGAACATTATCTTTTTGTGTATTTGAATTTGATACATTAACTACATCTGCTCTTTCTGGACTTGCAAATACAACAGCGTCTTTTCTATTTTCAGCAATTGTAATTAAGTTATCGACATGAGCGCCGTTACCAGAACCAGCAATGATTAAACCAACATCTACTGTTTCAGCGTCTTGGTATTTTTCATATGCAGTTTTCTTTTGTCCTGCTGTTGAAGCTGAACCATCAACACCACCAGATAGTGATTCTAAAGATGGTACTGCTACAGCAGTAAATGTTGTACCAGCTGCGTTTGAGCCCCAATTAGTACCTGCTGTGTTATGGTCCATCCAATATACATATTCAGATTTTGCATAAATTACATCTGGGTAATAATTAGTATCTCCTTGAGGAGATTTAGCGTCAGCCGCTTTTGATAATTTTTCAAATGTTTCTAAAACTTGACCAGGTACGCCAGTAACTTCTCCATCTTCATCTACTACGACAACATGAATTTCATCATTGACCCCTGAACGCTCAGAAGCATAAGTAGAAGTAGCTGGACCTGTTCCTACTGAATCATAGTATTTCCATCTTCTTCTAATATTTCCGCCATTGGTAATTGTTGTATGTAAACCGCCACTTCCACTTTCTTTTTGAACAAGTGTCAAAGTATGTGTAGATATGCCGGTTATTCTATATTGATGTCCGTCATCATAGTCATTAGTTGCAGCTGTTGTTGAAAAAGATATAATATCTCCAACAGTAAATTGAGCACCATCTGCTGATATAACAGTAGTATCTCCGACAGCTGTCGAAGCGTCATTTACAGTTGTTACGCCTTCTTCTTCATATGCAGTTGCACTAGGACATGTAGACACCAATAGACTATTCCCATGAGCACCAGCCGTTCTAGCTGCAAAAGTTCCGACAACGCCAGAACCATCAGCATAGTTATCCTGATAATGGGTAGTATTTTTAATCTGTAATCCACAACCGGTTGTAGTTGCGTTTACAAGATTAGTCTGTGCAGCTCGTACTACTCTTAATGAGTTAGAGTATTGTAAAAAGTTAGCAGCTGAAAAAAAGTCTTCAAAGTTAGTTGAATCTGGTTTTCCAAATGTTGCTACTAAATCATTTTCACTAGATATACTTACTATTTCATCTAAAGGTCCTTTACGGAACTCACCAGCAAAAGCGCCGATAGAAGTTGAAACAGCAGGAATAATCCTAGTTAAATCTCTCTCTTGTACGAGAACACCAGGTGATACTTGAAATGCCATAAGGTTATTCTCCGTTAATTTAATATTAAATTAGTGACCATAGTTGTATTATTCATACCCCATATATAAAAATTTTCACTGCTTCTATTTATAATACTGATAAAGTCTAAACCCTATTCACCCTTACGAGTTACTGGATGCCAGACAGTTCCATACATGTCTACTTCAGTTTCTTCACCAGGTTTTGTGATACCATCATCTACAAAACCAAAGGGCGCCATGTCTTGTTCTATAAGATTTTGTTGTTCAACATATAGTTGATTTCTAATATTTGAATCTGTTAATTCTTTGAAGTAATCTTGATTAGACAACCAACCAAATATAACTAAACACATCATCAAGTCATCATTACTTCCGTCTTCTGCCTGCCATGATGTGCCTCTTTTTGAGAATGTAGACATTTCTTCTATAATATTAAAATCGTTTACAATAACTTTGTCTGATTCTAATAATGTCTTAATGTTAGAACAGCCTAATTTCTTAATTGCCTTTGTCATTCTTACACCGAGAGATGACCCTCGACCAGAAAAACCAGAACCTAATACTTGACCTGCACGACCTCTTTGAGTAGTCATTAATAAGTTTTCGTATTCACATTCATATTGTAATGTATCTGATATCTGTTGTCCTAAATCATTTACTTCTACTAATACATGTGCCTTGTTATACCCATTACATACTTGTTGTATGATGTTTGGAAAAACAAATGGTTTAACTTCATTGTTTCTATATTTTGCAACAACACGATAAGGTACTGTTGAACAATCAAATATAATAAATGCTGAATAATCTTTAGTTGTGCCTCGAGCAACATCAACAGTACATACATAAGTTTTATCTTTTTCAGGTTTCTCATACATATCTAAACCACCTTTTGATTCAATAGGTACTAAGTGTGCCATTGATTTAATTTTAGTAGGTGATATTAAAGTATCAACAGAACCTAAGAAATCACATTCAAACTCTTGTTGAAATTGTTCAGCAGATGTATTTCGTATTGTTTCTTTCTTCCATGCTTCATCACGACCAGGAACTTCTGACCAATGTACTTCTATTGGGTGATAGTTATTATTGTTATTCTTGGCGTCTACCCACAATTTGTAAAACATATTCATACCATGAGGGGTAGATACAATTATCATCTTAGTTTTTTGTCCAGAAGATATTGTAGGATATACAGATGAGAAAAACTGTTCAGCAATATTTGCTGGTACGAAAGCAAACTCATCTAAGAATATGATGTTATATGAACCACCACGAATTGCACTTGATGATGTTGAGGCGGCTACAATACTTGCCTTGTTTTCTAATTCAATTGACCCCTTGTTCCAGTTAATTACACCTTGTTGTAACCACTTGGGCAAATTCTCATATGCAAGTTGTAATCTACTCAGTATATCTCTAGCAGTAGATGATTTGTTTGCCAGTATAGCAATGTTAGAATTAGGGTTAAACAACGCATAATGAAGTAAATAAGAGACAATGGTAGTTGATTTACCTGATTGTCTAGGTAATTTACATATTGTAAATCTTTCATCATGCATAGTTTGTACCATGTCTTCTTGAAAGCCGTACATACTAAATGGTACAAGACCTTCATCTAGTGATACAATTTGTACATAATTTTTAATAAAATAGGTAGGGTCATTTTCGCATTTACGAAATTCTAGAACCTGGTCTTTAGTAAATTCTACTGGAGTATTTACTTTCTTTAAATTAGGATTTCCTAAATAAGCGTCAGACATAATATCCCTCTATGTGGGTATAACCTAATTTTATAGCAGTAGTAACTCTTTGACTACCTTTTATTACTTTTAATAAACCTGTTTTATATTTTTTACCTAATGCTCCATAAGTGCCTTCATTTGTACACTTATGTACCTGTATAGGATGTATCATTTCAGCACCATTTAAAATATCTTCTAAAACAAATCCGTGTTTAGTTATTGCTAAATCACTTATCTGAAATATCTCTGTGTTTAGTGTTGATGACTTTGCTTTTAGTATCTTCATCTTTTTTTAACATCTTTTGTAATTCAGCAGTTGAACCTACAAACAAAGCATTTTGAATTTTAGTGTCAGCAGTTTTAGGTAATTCTTTTAAATCTTTTAATTTTTTATTTAAATCTTGTAATTTATCAACAGTATCACCTACACTTTTTATTAACTGACCTGCTACTTCATATGCTCTTGGATGTTCTCCTTCTTTTGCAACAGATAATATACCTTCTATTGCTTCTTGACCTTTGTTTATTAAATCGTAATATGCTTCTCTACTATACTTGTGGTCATTATCAATATCATCTTTTTTCTTGTCTTCTTTTCTAACGACAGCAGGTGGCTTAGATTCTGGTTTAGAATCTTCTGTTTCTACTCCTAGGTATTTGTTTATTATATCATCTGTACTCATACTACTATTTATCTATTTTCTTAGTGAAATTAGGCATACCAGCACCTAATCTGTAATCCCACTTATCATTTGTTATTTTTTTTGTTTCTCTATAATGTAAAAAAACTTGACTACAAGACTTATCCAGCAAAGGTTCTCTCCAATGTTCACAATCAGTTCCTAAATATAACATACAATCACCAGGTTCTAATAAAACTTCTACACCCTTTTCTCCAATAGAAATGTATTTATCATTTTCTTCATCATAGTAACCATTTTCTGGATTCGGGTCTATGTAAATAGGCCATGGGTCACCACCTAAATTTATCGTACCTGATATTTCACAGGATAACCTATCTTTATGTCTTACTAACTCATCTCTTATTCTATAATTTCTAGCATAAGTATACATTTCAGTTAATTCTAATTCTGTTTCTTTTTCAATTCTAGGTTTTAAATGTGTTAGCATGTTGTCAAACAAAAGGTCTCCATATATACAATATGCACTTCTAACTTGTAGGTCACTAAAAAATCCGTAAGCTTTAGAAAAAGGATTTATCATTTTATTTTCTATAAGAGTAGCACACACATTTTCTTTATTTACCATGTAATCATAATAAATTTTTACTACTTCTTCTGATAATATTTTTCTAACTACTATATACTTCTTATCATATAAACTCATTTCCAATTTTCTCCTAATGTCCACATTACTAATGAATATCTTTTACCTGATGTTATTGGTTCTACTTTATGCCATAAAAAACTAGGAAATATAACAACAGAACCTTGTTGTTTAAATTCTGGAGGTGGACTAATCACGGTGTCTTCGCTACCACTATCTAAACCTCTTAAATTAAATATTAAATTTCCACCTTCATAATCTTCTGGTTTTGATAACTGTACACTCATAGATAACTTTCTTTGCATATTTTTTAAGTTCATTGGATTTTTTATACCATCATTATGCCAATTATAATGACCTCTAGGTTCATATTCTGTAAACTGAACATCTTCTTCAAAAGATAAATCAAACTTCCAAGATTTATTTGCATAATCAACAATAGAAGATAAATCTTTTTTTAACCAGGTATCACCAATAAAAACAGTTTTTGACCTTCTAATTTTTTCTGAATGTTCTTGTTTTTCTTCACTAGACAACATTTTATCACTAGAAGCTGTTCGTCCTTCTTTAGGATTTAAAGATTTGCCATACTCAATAATATCTTCACATTCATGAGCAGGTATTGCTCTAGGTAAATGATAAAAATAAGTATCTAATAACATAATAAAATCACCTGTTAATTATATAAAAGTATTTATAAAGTTTTTATAAGTCAGCTACTAGGGCTAATCTTGCACTTGCATTATTACTTCTTAATTTAAAAGTATTATTTGCTCTTACATTGTTCCCTGGTATACTGACATTATCACCATCAGTATAAAACATAGCACATTTATTTGTTGCATGAGCTACACCATCTATATTATCAAAAGTGTCGCCTGAACTATTATCTCCACCCTCAGCTCTCCAATATGAACCACCTGTTGTAACTTCAGCAGTAGGAGCTGCTCTCATAGTATTTTTAAAATGAGCAGGAACAAATAAATAATCTTCATCATGATAATGTCCGTTACCCATATACTGGTCATTATCATTTACAATCGTTTGATAATATCTTTGACATTGTTTTAATTGAGTTGCTTGGTCGACAAACTGAAATTCTGGTTCATTACCAGATGTAAATTCACCCAATTCAAGTTGCCAACCTGTTGTAAAAAAATTATTGTCTGTGCTACTTGCAATATTTATGGTTTGTCCTACTGCTCTATTAGCATTTGTTTGGTCTGCCCATGTTGTATTTAATGTACCAGATGTATAATCTGAACCTGCACCTAACCAAATTTTAACATCAAAAGAAAGGCCATTATCATATGTAAAATCATCATTAGTAGAAGTATCGCCTGGAAAAGTTACTATTTTCTTTTCCCAAGTATCTGCTGAACTTATCGTAGTTGTTTTTGATACTGTTCTTGAATTATCATGGTCTTTTAATTCAACAACAAATGTTCCTGTTACAGTTGATTTTGCCCAAAAAATTACAGTTAGAGATTCTGCACTACTTGTTCCCTTATTTAATAATGCTAAATCTTGACCCTCAAATCTTTGAAAAAATTGAATATGAGCGTCATTAGTTAATGAAGTATCAGCAGTTGTACAATCTATTTTTATAGCATGTTTAAATCCTTGACCTGAAGGAACATCTGTAACTTGCGACATACTGAACCCTCCTTCATTGACAAGAAAACTCCATCTATCCATTGTTACAGTTTGACCATCAGATAAACCAGTGGACCCTCTTTGATTAATTCTCATGTCTCCATTCATAATTAATGGATACACATGATTTCTGTCTATCTTATTTGTTCTGGAAGCTATTCTAGC